CAAATGGAAAATTTAATCTTACTTCAAATCTGTTTGGTTGTGCAAAATTTCTAAATTTACCACCAAGTGTATCTAAAATACTCATTATTTTTAATCCTTCCTTTATATTAATTTTGTTTTTATTTATTTATTAAAAATGAAAATAATTGTTGACAAAACTCTTTTAAAGTATTATATTGTAATTAATGATAAAAACAAACAATATTTTAAAGGAGTTTAAAATGAAATATGAAGATGGTTTCAACGTTAGTGAAGGTGTTCATGTTTCTTGGTGGTCTGATATTCATTCTTATACAATTATTAAAAGAACTCCAAAATCAATTATTATTCAAAGAGATGATGTTGTACTTTTAAATGGTGCAGATTCTGGTGAAATTGATACTTTAAAATTTAATAATGGTGGATTTTGTGCTAATGTTACTGGTACTCAAAGATATGAAATAACACCAAATGATAAAAATGGAACAACAAAAGCAACTCTTAGAAAAAATGGTGAATGGAAACTTTCACATGGTAATTATTCTACTGTAAAACTTGGAAGATATGAATATTATGATTATAACTTTTAAAAGAAATTAAAAAATGAAAAATTATATAATTGAATTTATTAGGTTTGATAATGATGAAATAGAACAAGTAAAAATTAATTCAATATCTCTTCATGAAGCTGCTTTAGAATTTAGAGAAATTTATAAAGAACCAATAATTGATATTTATGAAGATTTTTTTTAAAACGAAAAGGACAATATTTTAAAATATTGTCCTTTTTATTTTATTTATTACGAAAATATTTAAAATAACCACTATTTTTTATTTTATTATGAAATTCCACTAATTAATTCTTCGAAGTTAGCATCAGTTCTTGTAGCAACAAATCTAATTGATATATTTTCAATAGTTCTTGAAGGTTTAATAAGAACATCTAGATATAGTTCATTATTATCAATAACATCTGGTGTATTATTAGTAGTATCACATATAGCTCTAAAGTCATAAACACCTCTATTAGTTTTAACAGTAGTCATAAAGTTATTAACAATTGAGTAGATATTATTTCTAGTAATTTCATCATTAAATTCATATAAGAAAGCTTTAGTAGAGCGAAGAATAGCATTTTCACAATAAGTGAACAATCTTCTAACATTAATATCTCTGAAAGCAGATGGGAAAGTATAAAGTGTTCTATTACCATTAATTATATTTCCTGAATCTGGGTCGAATTTTATAGTATTAATATTATTTGAATATAGTTGTCCAACCTGAGTATCGGTAGGATTAAATCCAAGTGATGTAACATTTTGCAGTACACCTCTATTTGAACCAGCAGTTGCAAACCATGGGAAGAAATTTGTATCTGTTCTTGCCATTAATCCAGCAACATCTGATGAAACTGAAATCCAGAAATATTTATCAGAAAATTTATTATACATTTTTTTAATATTTCCATAGAAACCACAGTATGTAGCAGTTGTTCCAGTAATTGATAGTGTTTTTTTATAAGCTATTAAATTTGTAACAGCAGCAGCAGTTGTTTGATTTTGAATATCTGAAACTCTTGCTCCAATGATACCAAAACAATCTTTTCTATCAGCAACAATTCCAGCAATATAATTAGCAACTGTAGCAGAATTAAATCCACCATCTACAAGAAAATCAATATCAATTTCTTCAGGATTTGAATATTTATCTAATCCAATAAGAACATCAGCATCAGCCCAGTTATCTCCAGTTTCAAGAACTCCATTTGCTAAAGCAGTTTTAACAAATCCAGTAGTCATACCAGCAACATAACCAGCAGCATTATAAACATAAGCAGAAATATATTTTGAATATTTCTTTAAATAGTCGCCAATATAATAGTTTTCATTAAATTCATTTTTACCATCTGGATTAAGTGTACAAATAAATTTTTCTACAATAACATCATTATAGTAAACTATAATTGCTACTTCACCTAAACCAGCAGAAGCACCATAAATTGGAAATTGTTCAAATTGTGCAAAATCTGTATTAGCAGCTTTCCAAGTATACCAAGCACTTGAAGAACCACCTTTATTTGCAGTAGTATCAGTAGTACCAGTAATATATAAAGCAACTGAAATATTATTTCCCCAGTATCCTGGATTTTTTGCAAAGATTCCTAAATTATCAGCAGTAAATGTAGTAACAGCATCATAATTTGAACCATCTTTTACGTTGGTTGAATTATCTGTAGTATTATCAACAGTAGTACCATCAGTTTCAAGAGAGGCATTAAAAGCTGCATCTGCGCTATCAATTTCAACTCTACAAACATAGGCACCATTTGAGTAAGATAAAAAGTTTGAAACTGAGAACCAATCTTTTAAATTATTAAATGTAACATCTGTAGCAAGTGTTCCATTAAATGGTTCTCCAAATATTTCTCTTAATTCTTGTTCATTTGTAATTAATACAGGCACTTCTATTGGACCCTTTTGGGCTCTTATTACAAAACCAGGAATAGAACTTAAAGATTGATCTATTGTGGTTGTTAAATCAGTTTCAGTAAATGAAACGCCTGGATATAATGGTGTAGACATTTTCTATTTTTCCTTTCGTATTATTCGTTTTTATTATTTATTATTCAAAAACATTATAATATTTTTAAATAAAATTGAATAAATAATTAAAAACGAAAATGGAAAAATGGAATGAATCTAAATAAAAATTCTTATATAAATTTTGATTATAGTGATATATTAGTTGAGTTAATAGACTTTTTTAAAAATGATCCAAATTCACCATTAAAAGATTATAATTTTGAAGCTTCTAATACTTATCAATTAATGAAAATTTTAGCATATGTAACTCACTTATCATTATTTAATACAAGTATAACTTTAAATGAAATGTATTTTTCAACAGCAAGATTAAGAAAAAATTTAGTTAAACAATTATCTGCTTATGGATATACTCCAAGAAGATTAACAAGTTCTCATAAATATTTAACAATTTCTAATTCTACAAATTATGATATTTTACTTCCTGAATTTACAACATTTTTAGCTGCTGGTAGTGATACTACTGATGAAAAATATTTTTATAATTTAGAATCTTATACTATTCCAGCAAATGGAACTGAATTAATTTCAGTTTATCAATCTAGTTCTGCAACTGGAAGAATAACTCAAAATTTTGATTTATTATACCAAAATAATTTTGTTGATTCAATAATACTTGATATTGAAAATTTATCTGAAAATTATTTAAAAGTTGAAACAATTGAAGATGCTGAAACAGTTTCATGGATACAATATAATGATTTAGATATATTACAAAATGATTTAACAAATCAAGAATTAACTCTTTTACCAGAATCTAATATTTACTTTTTAGATGAAACTGAAAATGGTTATAAACTTCATTTTTCTCAAACGGGGATAGGATCTGTACCTGCACCAGATGATGGTAAAACATTAACTATTAAATATATGGAATGTGATGGTACAGAATCAAATGGTATTACTACTGATTTATTTTCATTTTCAACAACTATTACTGGATTATCTATTTTACAAGATAATGATTTAGAAGCTCAAGATAGTATTAGTGCTTCATCTGGTGGATTAGATAAAGAAACTCTTGAAGAATTAAGAGAAAATGTTATTAATATATTTAATACTCAAAATAGAGCAGTAACTGAATATGATTATACAAAATTAGGTAAAAATAATGAATTAATTAGTACTTCTGGTGATATTCAAGTTTATGGTGGTGAACGTCATGCTACTGGTAAACGTTTAGGAAAAGTATTTATAGTAACTAGACCATCTACAGATGAACAATATTTCTTTTCTGATGCTGAAAAAGAAGAATTAACCACTTATTTTTCAAAATATTGTATTACTGGAATTACTCCAATTATACAAAATCCACATTATATAAATGCAATTATAGATTATAATTATATATTTAAAACATTAATTTCAAATACTGATGAAATTGAAATAGATTTAAATAATATTGTAAAAGAATTTTTTGTTTCAAAATTTGGAGAAACAATTTATGTACCACAATTAAGTGAAGATTTGAATAAAACTTATGGTATAGAATCTGCTTATATTAAAAATAGATTTAAAATAATATTTGATAAATTATCCGATTTAACTGGTACTTATAAAATAGTACCAATAAAAGCTGAAGATATTGGAGATTTTTTAAATGATGATGGAAGTTTTTATGAAGGATATTTATATGGATATACTAATGATGATTCTTATATTGGTTCAAATTATGGAACACTTATAAGTATTAATACAAATGGT